GAAAGCGTCGCGATGCTACAGGTGATCGAGCGCGCCGCCCGCGACCCGAATGTCGATGTCGACAAGATGGAGCGCCTGATGGCGATGCGCGAGCGCATGATGGCGCAGCAGGCCAAGCGGGCCTTCAACGCCGCGCTTGCGGAGGTTCAGACAAAGCTGCCCGTCATCACCGAGCGCGGAGAGATCGTCCACAACGGCCGCATGATCAGCAAGTATGCGCTGTGGGAGGATGTCGTGCAGGCGATCACGCCGACCCTGTCCGAACATGGATTTGCGCTTTCGTTCCGCATCAAGCGCGAAGGCGATCGGCACTTCATCACTGGCATTCTGAGCCATCGCGACGGCCACAGCGAGGACACGACCATGGACCTGCCGCTGGACATGTCCGGCGCCAAGAATGCCGTCCAGGGCGTCGGCTCGACGGTCAGCTACGGCAAGCGCTACGCCACGCAGGCGCTGCTCAATCTGGTGAGCCGCGGCGAGGACGACGACGGCCAGGGTGGCGGGTCCGACACGATCAGCGCGGAGCAGAAGGCCGAGCTTGTCGAGCTGATGCAGGAGACGGGCTCGAACACCACGAAATTCCTGGAATACATGGGTGTCTCGTCCCTGGACGAGATCAAGGCAGTGCATTTCGGGCGCGCGCGGACGGCGCTGGCGAACAAAAAGCGGAAGGCGCCGAGCCATGATCCGGCATGACTGTGAGCAGCGCAGCCCCGAGTGGTATGCGCTCCGCCTCGGCAAGCCGACCGCCAGCGAGTTCTCGCGTATCGTGACGCCGACGGGCCGGCCATCGGCATCGCTCAAGGGCTACGCGGCGCAGCTTGCCGCCGAGCTATTCGTCGGTCACCAGATCGGCTGGGACGGCTCGGCCTGGACCGAGCGCGGCAAGGAAATGGAACACGACGCGGTGAAACTCTATGCCTTCGCCCGCGACTGCGATGTCGAGCGCGTCGGGTTTGTGACCGACGACGCCGGGCAGATAGGCTGCTCGCCGGACGGCTTCATTGGCGCCGACGGCATGATCGAGGTGAAGTCGATCAAGGCCGAGAACCACGTCGCGGCTATCATGCAGTGGCGCGATACCGGCAAGGTTCCGGCCGACTATTTGCCTCAGACGCAAGGCCAGTTGCTGCTGACCGGCCGCGCTTGGTGCGACCTGGTGCTGTTTTCGCCGGAGCTGCCGCTGCTCATCATTCGACAGGAGCCCTTGCCTTGGTACGGCGAAGTCCTGGCGGAGCAATTTGCGGCGGTTCTGGCCGAGCGCGATCGAGTTTTATCAACGCTGCAATCCATGAAGGGAGAATGACATGGCGAAGTCACAGAAGCAGAGCGGGTATGATGTGGTTATCAAGGCATTCGTGCCGGCAGATTTGACCGACATCGAAAAGCTGAAGATCATCCAGCAGAAGGTCGACGAGGCGAGGGCGGTCCTTGCCTTCGTCGAGGTCGCGACGATCACGCCGACCAGGCGCTGAGCCGGGTGCAGAGGAGAGGATGATGCGAACTGATTTCGACCAGATTGACGATGGTGCGTCGGTGATGCTGATCCCGAACGCCAACAACCCGCTTCATCGCAGCATGACGAAGGCCGTCTACGCGAACGGATACTTCTATTGCGACGGCAGCAATCCAGTCGATGGCCCCGACTATTACCTTGGCGATGTCGCCCGCTACTGCACTGGCTGGCAGCCCGCCTAACCCACCCCACCACAATGAGGAGAGGATGATGACCGAACGGCACGCAGATACCAGCGATGAGCAGTGCGCCATAGTTTGCATGATCGTCAGCAATCCAGGCAACGGCGACAGACCGCACGCATGGCAGAAGCGCGTCAACGACTTGATACGAGCGCTCAGGGACGAGCGCAACGAACTCAGTTCATTGTTTGACTTGCGCCACAAAGCAGACATGCGCGCCATCAGGCGGTGGCAAGAAGCGCATCCCGGCAAAGACAACGAATGGCCAGACCGCGCCGATATGGTTGCCTGGTTGCTGGCCGAAGTCGAACGGCTCAGCGCCATCCTACGGCCATGGCAGCGGATTGCCCAGGACTACATTGAAGCGCGAGATGATTGCGATCTGTCGACCGATGATAGCATTGTAAGCATCAAAACATCACTCGCAATGGGAACCCTTCGCGCAACAGCCGCGCTCACCAAGTAACCCCACCCCCGACCCGAGAGGATGACGAGATGGACGAGCTGCCGGACTGGGACGATGACGGATACGGCCCCGGTGACGACTACGATGACTGCCCGCATGAAGATTACGAGGCCGACTGGAATGGGCGGGCAATCTGTTTTCGCTGCGGCCATGCATGGTGGCAATCGCCCGAGGAGATGGCGCGCGAGATCGAGCATCAGCGCCAATACGATGAGTGGTGCCAGCGAGAGCAGCGCCGCGAATGGCTTGCCGAAAGATGGTGGGGCCGCGCGTGGATTGCGGTGACCGCAGCGATCCGCGCGAGGCAGCCATGATCACGAAAGAGCAGATGAAGTGCCCGCGTTGTTTGACTGGCGACGAGCGCGCCGCCGCATGGGCGGAAATTGCCCGTAGGTGCGAGGAGGGTCTTGCCGCAATTAAAGCACAGGAGGACGCATTGAAGCCAAGCCCAGTTGATCCGCTCCAATTGGCCCGAGAGCGCGGAGAGGCTGAGAACGTTTGTGACGCCGCGCTCGCCAAGGCCAAGGAGGTCTAGATGCCCCGCGATCCGCGCGTCGATCCGAGAACCGTGAATTTGACCGGCAAGGAACGGCGACTGATTGCCGACTTACTTCAGCAGCGCAGGCGACACGATAGCGGTGGCCGCGCGACGGATCGGTTTAGCGCCACACGTCTTGGGAGCCGCCTTCTGAGCAAATTGAAGGCCGTCCGCTGGGTGGAACATACGGGTTGGTTCTTGAGCGGAGTCGAGTGTTACCGCCTGTCGGCAACGGGCGTAAGAGCAGCCACCGTCATCAAGCAAGCGGAGGGATAGATGAGCGACAGGGCCTATTACCGCAACAGCCTCAATGCGTGGCGCGACGAGCTGCTAAAGCAGCGCAGGGTGACGGAAGTGCGTCTGAAGCACATGCGGCAAACGCGGCATCCAGACGCCAACGACCAAGAAATCCTGCTCGCCCACAACGCCGAGATGGTCGAGGTGTGCGAACGAGCGTTGCGGGTTGCCGATGCTCTTCAGCGCGCGCAGGACTTCGCCACCAACCAAGTCGAAGCGGAGGGATAGGATGAGCGAACACACGCCGAGCCTTATCGAGAGGCTGACCGCTGCGACGGGGCCGAGCAGGGAGTTGGACCGGCTGATTGGGGACGCGGTCGGCGCGCCAATGGGCTACACCGGCGACGCAATCGGCCTCGGCTATGCAAGGTTCACGGAATCACTGGACGCTGCGCTTACGCTGGTGCCGGAGGGGTGGCATGCAATCATCGGGGGGCGTGAGAAGGTTGACGGATGGTGGCATTGCGCTCTGCAAGAGTTTCCACAGCCCTGCCGCCGCGTCCCGCCACAAGAGCCATACGTCATCATGGCAAAGACTGCCGCCCTCGCCCTCTGCATAGCAGCACTTCGCGCAAGGGAGCAGCAGCCGTGAGCGACCTGACCCCCACCCGCATCGCAGAGATCAGGTCGCTGGCTGAGAAGGCTACGCCGGGGCCGTGGGAAAGCGACAGCATAAAGTCCGAAGGCAGCTACGGCGTCGGTGACGAAACTTACGAGGGCTTCAATGCCTTCAAAGTGACCGATGCGAAAGGCAACACTCTCTTCGACACATTGAACTCAGACAACGGGGAGGTTCACGTCGAGTATGACGAGGATGGCGCAACGGCATGGGACGAGATTGGTCGTCGCAACATCGCCTTCACCGCCGCCTGCAACCCTCAGACCGTCCTCGCGCTACTCTCCCGGATCGAGGAGCTGGAGGGGGAGCGCACCGAGGCCGCGCGCAAGATGCGGGAGGCGCTGGGCAAGTATTGCGACGGCCGTGCCGATTGGCTGCTGCGATGCCGCGACGGGCTGGACAGTGACCGCCGAGCACAGCGTATGGCGCTTGAGCGGGCTGCCAATGAAGTCAAGCTGGTTTCCGAGCATATGCAGGCCCTACCCCTGGAGGCAGAATCCGCACAACCCAGAAAGGCCCCGCGCGATGACGAGTGACACCAAGTGCTCCGCTTTCTTTGCTGACGGTGATGGGCGGCTTTTGTGCCGCGACGGCTTCCCCACGCACCCGGCTTGCCAGCTTGGCGCTGGCAAGACGCTGTCTGCTATGCCGTTTTGCTGCCGCGAGGAGTGGTGCGGGAAGACTTTTGAGGACAACGGCGGAAGGCCGGTCCATATGTCGGAACGGAGCGCGCGATGACGAGTGAGATGATGCCGTGTTCCCTGAGCGATTGCCCGCCTGGCCTGTTTTGGTTCAACGGGATGCTCGGCATGAAGACCGAATACCGCACGGAGAGCGTGAGCCGACCCGGCTGCCTCCAGTGTGACGCTTATGTGGTCGCCAGCGGCGAATACTTCTGGGGCGGAGTTTCAGACCCGCGTGAACGCGAGAAGCTGATGGTCACGCCAATTGATAACGAGGCCGCACTGGCCGCGCTCGCCACCCGCCCACCCGCCCCCGCGACCGATCTTGCGAGGCTGGCGGAGCTATTAGACGATCTGGAGCGCATGTCATACAGCGCGGGATTTGAGAACGCGACCGACGACCATCCCGATCCTGTTACGGCGACGGCTCACCAGAAACGTGCGCGGGCTGCTGTGGACACCGCACTCTCCGCACTCCAAGCCGAGGTCAGGAGGTGACGATTGTT